CAGGTTGAAGGTTCGCCATTTACGATGTAAGGCACTTTGATCTCCAGTTTGTTTTATTTTTGAATGATCTCATGTTGTTGGGGCCAGAGTTGTTGTAGGTACTGGTGTAGTTGCAGGTACACCTGTTGTCCCAGATGAAGTAGTTGCAGGACCTGCAGTTGTTGGATAGAAAGTTGTAGGTACTGGTTCAGTTGTAGCTGGTACTCCAGTTGATCCAGCAATAGTTGTTGGAGCTAGAGTAGTAGATGCAATAGTTGTAGGTGAAACTGTAGTAGGTGCTGAAGTTGTAGGTGCAACTGTAGTGGGTGGAACTGTAGTGAGTGTGGTAGTAGGTGGAGGACAAGTTGCAAGTAGTGGTTTGTGGACATCAAAAGCTACCCATCTACCATGGAGAGCTATTCCAGTATCTTCGGCCACTGCCTGGATAAGCCACTCACCAGATTGGTCTAGATCACCAATGGAGGTAGTGAAGGTTATACAGTTGTCGTTCCCAGGACAGAGTGTAGCTGGCCAACAACCAATGGTCCCATCTGGTTTGCGATACTTAATGAGAAGTGTAGAGTATCCTGAGACGTCTATGTTTGTATCTATGATTAACTGTATAGTATCGTTAACAAAGGTATCCATCAGACCTTATTTCCTTAGTTATTACTGATATTAAGTTTTTTGTACATACAAGGGCCGGAGCCGGAGTAGTAGGAGGCAAAGTTGTTGGAGGCAGTGTTGTAGGTGCTAGTGTTGTCGGGGCTAGAGTAGTTGGAGCTAGGGTAGTAGGAGGTAGTGTTGTAGGCCCCTGAGTAGTTGGGGCTAAGGTAGTGGGCGCTAATGTTGTTGGAGCAAGAGTTGTAGGTGCTAAGGTAGTGGGTGCTAAGGTAGTAGGTTCAAGTGTAGTGGGCGCTAGCGTGGTTGGAGCTAGAGTTGTAGGTTCAAGTGTAGTAGGTGGTGTTGTTGTAGGAGGTGCAGTAGTTGCATATTCCGCTAGGTATTCAACTTGGGCTAGGACCTGGTCTACTTCTATATAAGCAGGAACAGCTGTAGTAGGTGCCACTGTGGTTGGCGGAGTAGTTGTAGGTGCTGCAGTGGACATTAGGCGGCGCTCCTCTCGCCAATTTCAAGTGCATTGACTCCAGATTCAGTCCAAGGTGAGGAGGTACTGGGGTCCGTAGAGCGGAGATCGTATAGTGTCTTGAAGGATGATGGGACTAGTTTGTCGGAGCTTAGATAATCAGTCCCACTTCTTCGTGCTACGAGTTTTAGGTTAGTAGGAACGGGTGCGCCTTCGTATTTAGCATGGGCTTCTAATTGGACACATTTTACTTGGAGTACAGTTCCGACTAGGTCACCTGCAGCATAGGTATCAGTGGTATCTACAGCGTTTATCTGAACATTGTCTGCATCAGATGGTGGACGTTCGTCTACACAGCTCCAATTGGCTCCAGCTGAAGGTGTCCAGTTGGATGAGTTGCCAATGCCAGTTGGGAGGATAGCTTGGATGCTTGTCTTACTTATCCAATTAGCATTGTCCATTATAAAGTTGTCGAAGTAGGCATTAGTATATCCAGTTGCAACAATATTATACCCAAGGCGGACTTTGTTAAACTGTGTGTCAGCAGTAGGCTTTGTGTCTCCAGTAAAGTCAATATCAGTTACTCCATCAACTTTGACAACAAACCTACCACCAGAGTCGGCTACCTTATAGTATATTTCAATGAGGTATGTAGTGGCTTGGTCTAGATCTACTGTACCTGTGTCTAATAGATTGAATAGAGAACTATAAGCTTTTAATACATTTGTTGGATCTGGGTCTCTTTTAAGATATCCTATAAGAGTTGTTCCATTCCTGAAGACAATTATACCACTTGATGTTGTACCAACAGGGCGATAGCGAAATGCAAAATACATTTCGTCATCAGCAGTTATATCTTTTTCCATATACTCTGTATTGTTGGCCAAGTCTAGACAATAATCTCCATCCATATCAAGGCCAGCAGTTGATACTATTGTAGCACCACTTCCGGCATCCCAAAGGTCATCGCTGCCTGATTCGAAACCGTCTATGAATTCTCGTGCCATTTGATAAGCCTTAAATAGTCCGTTCAAATTTTGAATTATCTTTTGATTTTAGGTATAACTTATTATACTTAGATTCTACATCTTTTAATTTCTTGATAGTTCTAGCCTGCTGTATGTTTTGGAGGCCAAGAAGTCCAAGGGCTTTACAGACTGCATTTAGAGCATCCATTGCTAGTTTGAAATCCTCAGCAGTGCCTATGTGGAGTAGTTTGGAGGCATTGAATAGTTCCTGAGGATCAAGGCCTATTTCAGATGCATAGGCTCTCACTCTGCTCTCATTTACAGGTTTCTCTATACGCTGGCCACAAGCCCAACTTGCTACATGCCGATTGTTGATGTAGAGTGGAATTGTACAGTCGAGGAGCTCATGGAAGTTTCCACATGAGAAGAGGACTGGACCTTTAGCTTCAGCGGCTAGTTTGTGGTGTGCTGCTTTGGATCTTGCACAGCGTTTCATACCAAGGGTGGTGGATCTTAGTAAAGTACAGAACTCTGAGAAACTATGGGGCTCTGTGATAGGCTCTCCATGCTCATCATAGATGAGTGACGCTAAGTGGAATGCATCTGCAAATTTGTCCTGGAGTTCCTGTAAAAGAGCCAAGTCAATTATGTCAGTTAGCTTTAACTTGTTGGTTCCCATAGTTGGACTGGATAGGACTAGTAATTTGTACTCTAGTTTTTTATTGAGATTCTTGATCTCATGATCTTGATCGTCTAACTGAGTCGCAAGGAATCCTATGCGACTAGTGTATTTTCTGACTTCGTCCTTATTCATTATTGAGTGATACTATATTGTAGATAGCTAATTACAATAGTCATAATAACACCACCTACTGCTCCTCCAATTAGACTGAGTACTGCTACTCTAATACGGAGAGGGGTTAAGTGTGTCTCCTTGAGACTGTTTATTTTTTGGTCTATTATATAGAGTGGATTTTCCTTCTCTAAGCTATAAGTACGATCAGAGAGCTTTGTAATTAATGATTCGACATTGTCTAGTGCTTCTTTTAAGCCACCTTCGTGTTTGTCTTGGCATTTACAGAGTTCCTTTCTCATACCTTCTTTTAGACTTTGTAGGTCTAAGATTAACTTTTCACGAAACGTAGAGAGATCTCTTTCATTGTTATCGACTGAGTCTGCAAGTCGATTGATTATTAAGATTATGTACTCACTTAGTTCCTTCCAACTAAAATTGGCTATGTTAGTGTCTAGGCTATTTGAACTATGCATATCTCCAGTCTTCTATGGGCTTTTCATATTCGAGTTCTTGATATTCAGATTCAATATCATTAGGGTTTTCCTTTGGACTGAAGTAACGTTCACCTAGTTCGAGCATCTCAATGATGTAAGCCTCAGCATCCATTATGTCCCAGAGCTTAGATCGAGGGAACATGGAGAGCTGCTGTTCGAGTTTTTTAGTGCCTGCACAGGATGCATTGTGGTAGATGTAGCCTCCACGGTAGTAAGGGACTAGTTCTTTTATCCTGAGTTCCTTTTTCATTCCACCTCTGGTCTTTAGCCAGATGAGTTCGAAGAATGAACTACGACGGAACATCTCATTTTTTATAGGCTGTTTGATGAATTCGTTTAGTGATGTTTCTTCAATGCCAATAACTTTAGCATTGAGCATCTGGGCCATCCCGAAGAGGGCATCATAGATTTCATCAGGATACATCTTCTCAGATATTATGTCTCGGACGTAGAGACGGGCTGAGTTGAGGTCGATCCCTATGCCTATGATTGCAGACTCAGCAGAGTGAATTTTTACAGTCTTTGCAGGATCTAGGATTACTACAGTTTCTATGTTTTGATTTTGCTGGACATCTACGTCGAGTATGTCTAGGTCACCTTCCTTTTTGTGGTGTTCTGGAGGAAGGTTGTAATAGTGGAAATATTCTTGCCGGAATGAAGAGTCTTTGGTTGAGATAGGGAGGTTTCGTAGTTCACGGAAGAATACGTCAGTCTGGCCTGCATCTACGTGTTGCTGCCATTCGGAGGCTATTTCGGCATCAGAGATGAATTCAGGTGCAGTTGATTTAAAGTCATCATCGCAAGCTTCGAGCCGGACTGAGTCCCATTCTGGGGATTCTATTAACTTTTGGAGTACAGAGTCTTCGTGTTTTAGAGTGTCGATGTAGACTATTTTCCAGCTTTTTGCACTAGGACCTATACGTGGAACAGCTTTTATTACGTCAGCGTAGAGCCATTCGTACCAGGCTTTGCGGATCTCGTCGTTAGTTATTTTTTGAGGATCTTCGAGGTCATCTATTACTATTAGTCCAGGTCGGTCATTTTTGAATAGGACTCCACGGACTTGCTGGCCAGCACCACGAGGCCAGACTAGAGTGTCATAGGCTACCCAGGCCTTTTTAGAGAATACTTCCTCAAATTCGGAAGTTCTAGTCTCACGCTGTTTGAAGTCACCAAAGAAGGATCTAATGTCTCGGTTGGAGACAAGTTCACGGCGTAGGTTTTCAGTTTGTAGAGATGCCGCATCGTGAGATTTGTTTATGTAGCAGATGAATCCTGTGTGACGGAATAAGATCCAACGAGCCATGAAGGCTAGTGCAACAATGGAAGTCTTGCCCCAGCCACGAGGGGCAGCTATGGCTACCTTTTGGGAAGGGCCGTCGATTAAGTTGAATATCTTCTCATGGACAGCCTCAGAGAATGGTAGGTAGAACCGTTCAGGAAAGAAGGTCTTAGCTACCATTTGGGTAGAGACTGAACATTGAGATAGTATGTCGGTTAGTTGCTGGTCCATTGTTTGTTTAAAATTTGAATGAACTATT